TGCCGTTTTTACCTTTACTTAAAAATAGGAGACAACAATATGATCAGCTGGATTAAAAATATAATTGATGAGTGGAAGTTTGAAAGAGAGTTTCAGAGGAAAAAAGAAGAGTTAATGAAACTTGATCCTTTTATCTATGACATCCCAGAGCATGACGAGAAGGAAGATAAACAAGTACCTATTGAGAAATATTGATGACAAGACGTATTAAAAAACCTCTCAAAGATTTTTTTGATAAACAGGCTTTGACGGATGCTGAAAAAGACTTTATACTTGGCTGTATAAATGCTCAAAATAAATACCCGCAATTAACACACCGCCAATGGCAAATTGTGAATGAAATTAAAGAGAGATATGGTAAATGTCAAAATATCCAGGAGTAAAACGCTTACCAAGTGGTAAAATTGAATATAGAGGAACTAAATTCGATGGATTCAATAAACCAAGACGCTCAAACAGACCAGAGAAAAAAGGAATGGTCCTCGCTAAAGAGGGAGATAAAGTGCGACTTATACACTTTGGAGATTCTTCAATGGGGCACAACTATTCTCCAGAGGCACGTAGAAGTTTTAAAGCTCGCCACGCAAAAAACATCGCAAAAGGAAAGATGTCAGCTGCTTACTGGGCAGATAAAGTACTTTGGGCCGGACCTGGTGGATCTAAAAAATCGCCTCCAAAGAGTCAAAAATACACCCGTGGTTTAAAACGTAGATAGGAAACAACATGCAATATTCTTTCGGAATACCTCTCGAAGATAAAATCATCACAAAACCTACAAGGTTGAGAAAAAAGAAAAACTCTATGGAAGACTACGTCAATATTCGCATTAAACAACTTAAGGCAGATAGAGAAAATGCAAGAGACCCTCATGACAAACAGTGGTATACACGATTGATTCAAGAATTATCCTGGGTTACTCAACGAAAAGAAAACTGTTCTTTAGAATCACGAGACGCACTTTGACTCCAGAAACTGCAAAAACATGTGAAAGTTGCGGTCATTCGTGCCATTGCTACTCTCCAGATTGCGAAACTTGTGGTTGTGATGTTTGTGATTGTGGTACTGTAAAGACTAATAAGGAAGATATTCCAACTTCATTTGTTCAACCCAATACTTAGGCAATGTCAAATAAAACTATCAAATTCAATTTAATACATGATTTTCCTGATCAAATTGTATTACCACCTGTTCCATCTAAAAAAGTAGTTCCTAACTGGTTTAAACATATCTCACCAAAAGTAGAAGACGATAAATTAGGTCGAATATCTTCGGTTAAAAGGTGCATGCCTTTTCTTGATGCTATGACTGCTGGTTATACCATGTTATGTCATATGGACATAATTATTGAGCTTAAACCAGATGGCACTATTCATTTACCTTATATTGATAAACATCATGAAATGCTTGTAAACAAATGGAGGCCTATCGAGTCTCACCCATCTTCTCAAGTCATGGGGTCTGCCTTTGAAAATATGAAGATTCTAAAATATATGAATCCATGGGTGATTGAGACACCAAAAAATTATTCTGTACTTTTTCTTCCTTGTATTAATCGTTTAGAATCTCCTATTATTCCCTTAACAGGGTTAGTTGATTCTGATGTCTACAATAATGTTGTAAATATACCCTTTTTACACACAGATTTAGAGCCTGGAGGAAAACCTGTGCTCATTCCTGCAGGAACTCCTATTTGTCAAGTTGTTCCTGTTAAAAGAGATGAGTGGTCTCAAAAAATAACTGTTTTGGGCAAGCAAGAACTTAAATCTGTTCAGCGCATGCGTGAGACTATGGATAAAGATAGAGAAGATTACTACATGAAAAAATTACATATTAAAAAAGACTATAATTAAGGAGAAACTATGAATATTGAAAAACTAAGAGAAGAAATCGCCTATGACGAAGGAGTAGTTCATGAGATTTATTTGGATCATCTTGGGTTGCCTACTTTTGGTATTGGTCACCTCGTACTTGAATCCGATCCAGAACACGGCTTACCGGTTGGAACACCAATCGAGGAATCTCGATGTAATGAGGCCTTCGAACAGGATATCCAAACAGTCTTGTCAGATTGCCACGAGCTATACTCAGACTTTGACGATTTGCCAGAAGAAGCTCAAAGGATTATAGCTAATATGATGTTTAACATGGGTCGTCCTCGTTTGTCCAAGTTTAAAGGCATGAAACGTGGAGTTGATGCTCGTGACTGGAATGCAGCAGCCGATGAGATGGTTGATTCGCGTTGGTATCGACAAGTTACTAAGCGTGCTGACAGACTCGTACAAAGAATGAGAGCCATTGCTTAAAGAAGATTTTGTTAATTTAATCAACTCCAAACCTTGGTTAAAAATGAAAGAGGATTTCGATTCTCTTTCACCTGTTTCTGTTGAAAAAATATGTAATATTGATATAAAACCATCCGATTGGCTTACTTTTAGTACAGATAACTTTGAGCTAGCTGACCAAAACTGGGAAGAACCTAAATCTCATTATTCTGAAAAAGCCTCTCTTTACGCTTCTACAAATAACATTTTAGGCAGAAATAGATATAATTCTTTTGAATTAAACTACGGCCTTCACGGAGAAACTAACCGTTTGCTTCTTGATTTAATCGGTGAGTCAAACATCAAAAAGATGAGACTGAGATCCGAGTTTTTGTTAGCTCGTCTCTTAATCAAGCTACCTGGTCATGGAGTTGCTTGGCATATTGACGATATTGCTAATTATTGCAAAAAATTCGGAGACAAACTGTCTATCAATAGGCAGGATAAAACCTGCGAACTAGGTGAGATAAAAAGACTTTGGTTTCCAGTATTGCCTTGGGAAGATGGACATGTGTTTCAAATTTCTAAAACTATCTTAGCCAATTGGAATGCTGGAGACGTATATGAGATACCCTTTGGGCAAGGTCACGCTAGTTCTAACTTTGGGTATACTCCTCAATACACTGTATCCTTGACAGGTATATTTAATGATCAAATTTCATAACTTAGACAGAAGATATGCTGAAGTAAAAAATACTTATCACTATTTTCTTGATAAGATTATTAGTAGTGATAAAGTATTTGATGGTCCCTATGTAAGTGAGGTCGAACATTGGTTACAGAAATACTCTAATAGAAAACACGCACTTTTAGTAACTAGCGGAACTCAGGCTCTTAGTTTAAGCCTGCTTGCAGCTGGAATTGGGCCCGGTGATGGGGTTATTATAACTGGTTATAGTTGTATGGCTAGTTTAACTCCCGTTACTATGTTAGGGGCTGATCCAATTTTATGTGAAATTGATGAATGCGGTCAGATGGATATTACTTCAGTTGATATCCCAAAACACGCTAAAGCTCTTATTGCTACAGGTCTTTATGGCGATGTTCATAATCACGATTTAATAGAAAGTTTTTGTAAAAAACACAATTTAAATTATATTAATGACGCAGCTCAGAGCTACTTCTCTAAATACAAACATAGGGATAGTGTTGAACTAGGTGATATTGTTTGTTTAAGTTTTGCTGAAAATAAACCTCTTCCCTGTTTTGGTACACACGGTGCTATATTAACTAACAATACTCGACTTTATGCTGATCTTTTATACATGAGAAAACATGGTAAACCTTATAGAACTTCTGCGTGGACTTCTAAAGGAATCAACGCACATCCACATGAAAATGTAGCCGCTCAAATTCTTACCTCCACTATGTTTTACCTTAAATGGCAAGATAGACGTAAACAAATAAATGATTACTATGATTCTGAATTTAAAGACATAGTTCCTATAAGACCTATGTCTTTACACACCTCTTCTAATTATCATAAATATTCTATAATGGTTCCTGACAAATTTAAATTCTATAAAATATTATACGCTGAAGGAGTTGATTCAGAATGTCACTATCCTGATGCATTTTGTAATCTTCCTTGGATTGTTTCAGATTTTCACCCTATGTGTGATATGTACGCAAAAAAATCACTTACTATCCCCTCAAATCCGCACATGACTGACTCCGAAGTGGAGGTAGTAGTGACTAAAGTTAAAAAGTGTTTTCAACTACTTAACCCTACCGATTCTTAAAATTGGTAAATCTAAAAACTAACAGGAGAATTATATGTTAGAAAAACTATTTGGGTTGTCAGCCGCTGGTACGACTATTCGTACAGAAGTTATGGCTGGTATCGCAACCTTTCTTACTATGGCCTATATTACTGTAGTAAATCCTGCTATCCTCTCTACGGAGGGAAGTGGGATGACCTTTGGCGCTGTGTTTACAGCGACTATTATTGCTGCTGTAATCGGTACGTTAATTATGGGGCTTTGGGCTAACTGGCCTGTCGCACTAGCACCAG